GACATTTTGGCTGGCAGACCAGGGGTAAGACTTCCCTGGCTGAAGTATTTGCTGATGCTGGCGACAAATACAAACGTGATTTCTTCTTCATCGAAAGCTATGACGCTCCGAGTGGTGATGGTGAAATAATGTATGGCCACCGGCAAGTTAGAAAGGCGTTAGGCAACCTTCCGGATGGTGAACCTGGCCTGATTATTCTGTCAAACTGTTATCACACCTGGAACGGATTGATTCACTATATCCGGAAAAGGGAAGTTACCAGGGCTGGCTCCGATCGTGCTGCTGCTGATGGTATTATCGTCCCGAAATACAAGGACCTACCGGATTGTGTTCGGTACCTGGTTTGCCATGATGATATGCCACCGGCCCAGGAAGAACCGAAAACACCGATGGAAACGTATTTCAAGCACGAAGAAAGAGATTACCGAACAGGAACACCACCGGAGCTTGACCTGCTGATTTTTGCGGAAGAAGAGCCAGGCGGTGGGGATATGGATAGTTGAGCAGGGCCAGATTAATGTCAACATTTCTGTTTTTTGATATTGACAACCGAATATAAACTAATAGCGCGATGGGAAAAATATCAGAATTAAGCAAAAAGAACTTCACGGATCACGAGCTATGGAAGTCGGTAATGGCCAAGTATCTGTATGCCAAACGGCACCGGGATCCTAAACTGGCAATATGGCGTAAAGCCGAAGATTACCTGTATGGAAACCACTGGAAGAACAATCGAATGGCTAAGTACAAGTCGAAGATCGTTGATAACAGTGTATTCGAAGCGATTGAGACTACCTTGCCGGTGGCCACAGCTATCAGTCCGAAGGCTGAGGTATTCCCAAAACCCAAATCTTACCATACTCCCGAGATAATCCAGGCTGCAATGGATTACGCCAGGGGATTACAGAAAGAATTTAATGAGATCTGGAAAGTTAACCGGATGAATCGGAAGATCAGAGAAAACTGGCGAACCCTGAAAACTTATGGTAACGGAATTGTAAAGGCCGTGAAGGTACCAGGCAAACAAGAGATTGAAGTTTCTCTCCTGGATATCTTCCAGTGCTTACCAGATCCGTTTGCCGGAAGTATTGTGGAATGTAAAGATTCATTTTTTATTGAAATTGCTATCATGTATTGTTCAGACGTTAAGAAGAAATGGGGCGTTGACGTTAAACCTGAAGGTGAGCTGGACGAATATCGCGCTTTCAATTTCAAAGACCAGGCCGACGACGAGGAAGGTGACGGTACTTTAACTCCGATCCACGACACAGCCAATGAACGCGAGGATATCCTGGAAGGCCGACCTGATGGCAAACCAAGTGTAGATGGCCAGTGTATCATCATTGAGTGTTGGTATGCCGATGATACCGAAGTGTTTGAGTCGGTAACGGTCGGTGAAAACGAAGAAACCACCGGCACTGAACCGATCGGCTACGGTGACAAAGAAAAATACCCTGATGGGCGCCATACAATTATAGCCCACGGTGAAAAGAATTTGATCTGCCTGGATGAACCGAATCCATACGAACGGCCACCCTATTTCGATACAAAGAATTATTCCGAATCTTCATCTTTTTGGGGCCGTCCGGAGTATAAACAGGTCGAAAGGCTGATCAAGGCCAACAACATGATTCTCAGTCAGACTACCGATAATATCCGCTTAACTGGCAACCCGAAACCGATTGTTTCCAGGCGTGGCCGAGTTGCCGCAAAAGAATTGAACAACAAACCAGGTGATGGAATTACCGCCAGAGATACCAACGACGTTAAGTGGATGGAACCGCCCAGGCTGAATATGGGTGATGTTGTGGGGTTCTTAAATCATTTGAACGATCGTAAGGACAATATATTAGGGGTTCAGGATCCTTCTCGCGGAAAAGCCAGGCCAGGTGATTCGGGGAGAAAGGTCGAAGCTCTCCAAGTAAAATCCGAGGGAAGGGTCCAACCTGCTGTCGATGATATGTCAGAAATGCTGGTTGAAATGACTGAGCATTGGTTATACATCATCCGGAATATGTTCGACGAAGAGAAATACCACCGGCACCAGGACGAAAACGGCCAGGTTAATTATCAGAAGTTTTTAGGTGTTGCATTAAATACACCACAACCAGGTCAAACTTTTCAGGAAACCGGAGATATTTATCCATCGGCTGATATGGAATTCGAGGTCAAGCTATCGATCGGTGATTATCTAACGTACAATAAGGAAGCCGAATTTGAAGAGCTTGCAGCACTATCAAAATACCTAGTGGAAGGTACGCCAGCCGAAATATTGGATATGATGGTCGATGCTGCGCCAAACATCCGCGATAAAGCCAGGTTGAAGGAATTATTCAAATCACTTTCCCAGGGTGGCCAGATGGATCCGGAGTTAGAGGAAATGTTAGGATCTGACGATCCGGACCAGGTACTGGCTGCTTTACTGCAGAATCCGGAAGCCAACCCCGAAGTAATGGCACTTTTACAGGAAGAAGCCGGGCAACCGCAGGCATAACAATTAACCAGGAGTTTAATTATGGCTAACGATTTACTGGAATCCAAGAAAGCAGAAATGAGAAAGGCTGTTCTTGATCCGCTGGAACAACACGCTAAAACGCCAGCGTCTTTCAATGAAAAGACTAAGGTTATCAGTGTTTCCCGGGCCAGGAAGATCATTGTGGAGCAGTATGAAAAGATGTTTCACGAAATTTGGGACCTGCTTGGATAAGCTGAAGAGAATGTGGGTATTGATCAAGGGCCTGGTTGATTCAGCATTTACCGGGAGTCTTACAATCCATTTCAGTCAAGGCAGCATAACTACTTATGAAAAGCTAGAACGCAAAAAGATTTAATCAGGCTTACCTGATTTAACCCCGGTTCATTTCGGGGAATTAATAGGAGCCCTGTACGACTGGTTTTACGACCGGTGTACGGGGCTTTTTTCTTCTAAACAGCGTCTGGAAGGACCAACTGACAAGGAGATCGGCATTATGCCAGGACCAAACGAAAACGATGTGGTAGTCACAGATATAGAGACTATCGAACTCAGTCCGGAGCAATTAGCCTCGCTCACTAGTGACGAGCAACTAAAGCCTGCTGACGAAACAGGTGAGAAACCGCCTGCCGGAGAAGAAGCAACTTCCGAAGAGAAGACTTCCAAATCGGAAACGGTACCAGAGCCTTTCAAATACACGGATAAAGATGGCAAGGAAACAGAGTTCAACCCTGAACAGCTGAAAACTGCCGTTGAGGACCATCTTAACAAGGAAAACTGGAATAAGACCAATACCGATCGTGCCACAGAGAATAAAACTGCTTTCGAGCTGTTGAAAACTCAGCGTGAAGCGTTCGGTAAGTCTACCCAAAATCTGAAAGCTATGACTCAGGACGAAAAAGTTATGACTGCCCTGGATGAACACTATCAGGAACTTGGCCAGAAAAATCCTCTCCGTGAATTGAAATTTGATCAGGAGCAGAAAACCGATGTTGAAAAACGGTTGGATGTCCTCGAAAACAAAGATGCCGAACAGAACCAGGCCCTGGAACTTGCGCGAAAAGCGATTGGTGAGCTGGTCGATTGGGATCCTGACAACCTGGGATCTACCGAGAAACCAAATCATGAGAACATCGACAAGATTATCAAATTCGCCAACGAGCATAACGAAAAACATAAAGACGATGAAATATTCGTTGCTATGTCGCTGAAGGATGCCTGGTTCGAACTGTACGGCAAAGTCAAACTCGGAATTTCGAAGGCTAAGTCTAGCGCCAAAGATGCTGGCGAAACAACTACCGCCAAATCGAAGGCTGCTAAAACTGCCAAGGGTAAAAAACCCAAGACCATAGACGACGCTGCTGATCAGGCTTTGGAAAACTATCTCAATATGTAATCCAAACCTGAAAGGAGAGTTATTTGACTCTTAATTGGGATAACATCAGTACAACGACCAGGGAGAGTATCGTTCCGAAACTTCGGGATAATATTTTCACGTCCAATGTTCTGATGTATACGATGCTTCGGAAATCCAAACCGGCTACTGGCCGGAAGATCGTTGAGCCGATCATTTACGCTAAAGGTAGAGCTGAATTCTACTCTGAGTGGGATACCTTTACCCTGGCGCCGAAAGAAAAGCTCACGGCTGCCGAGTTCGAGTGGAAACAGTGCGCAGGAACGATTACGCTGTCCGGACTGGAAACCGAAGTACAAAACACAGGCCCCGAGGCCATATTTAATCTGCTGAAAACGGAAACGAAGATCTGCCAGAAGACGATCAAAGATGAATTCGGTACCGCGTTCTTCAAAACCACTTCAGCCAGCGCAAAAGAATTCGGGACACTGTACGATCTGATAATTAACACCACAGGCACCGTTGGCACAATCAACGCTACAACCTATTCCTGGTGGGCTTCCATAGCCAAAGATGCAGCTGCGCTGTATGGGAATAGTTCGGCGCCATCCTGGACGGATATTGTTACAAAAACCAACCGGGATTTCTTGCCAACGATGATGCGTGACACCTGGGGCGCTGTGACTGAGGATAATGACCATCCATCAATTATTGTTACAACCCAACTTCTGTATGATGCCTATGAGACATATCTGAGCGATCAGAAACGTTACATGGGTCCAGCAGACAAGGGATTGGCTGACGTTGGATTTCAGAATCTTTCTTTCCGAGGTGTACCAGTTGTTGTCGATTCTCATTGTCCTGACGGGTATATGTTCATGTTAAATGAAGAATACCTTGGTTTCCGTCATTCGAAAAACCGCAATTTCTATTTCGAAGGTTTCCAGAAGCCGGTTAACCAGGATTCCCGATCAGCCAAGATCCTTTGGGCTGGTAATGTCACTTGTTCCAACAGACGTTACCAGGGCTGTCTGTATAACCTGCCTACGGCATACTAAGAAAGGAGAGTACTATTAATGAATAGAACCAATCCTGGAAGTAAGCCGATTATCTCAGGTATAGCGCTTACAGATACACACACTACCAAGCAACTCGAGCTTGGTACCATTTTTGAGGATCGTGAAGGCAACCTGTACAAGTACATCAAAGCAGGGGAAGCATTAGTACGCGGTGATTGTTTGCGTCCTTCTGCTATGGCTGCCTGGGATAGCGGTATCGCTATTGACGGTGCGCTTGTTTCAGGCGACCAGGTGATGCACATCGATACCGTCACGACTGAAATGGCTGCCAATGCTTACGCTGGTTATTGGGTAGGCCAGGCGCCAGCAGCCGGTAAAGGTATGCTTCACCAGATCAAATCTCACCCCTTGATTGCAGTTTCAGGGGAAGGTGATTTGTATCTTGAAGATCCAATCGTTGAAGCGTTCGCTGATGATGTTGCTCTTTTGATCTACCATCCTGACGTTCTTGAACAGACGGATTCTGCGACTGACATAATTACAGCTGTTGCGATAGTTGGTATCGCATCTGGTAGCTTTGGTTTTGTCCAGATTGCCGGTTTTGTACCAGCCGTGAAGATTAAAGGTGACACTCAGGCTCTTGTCGTTGATGAACCTATCGTACCCTGCACCACTGTAGGGGCCGGAATAGGTCGCGATGGAGCAGTCGAAGCTGATATTGTGGAAATAGGGTTATCTCCTTTGATCGCAGTTGAAGCCTCGAGTGCAGCTGGATTCGCTCCAGCCCTGATGGGACGGAAGTTTTAGCTGACGTTGAGTTAACTATGGGTAAGGGGCCGGTTTTCCAGTCCCTTACCCTATTTGATGGAGTAATGTTATGACTGTTCAAAGAATGATAGATTTATTGGGCTACCGACTGGAAGATACTGATTTGTCAGATTTTCCGGCAGCAGTAAGGATTGAAGCCCTTAATATGGCTCAAATGTCGCTGGTTCGATTACTTCATAATGCCTACCTGGACGAACTTCAGGTTAAAGAGTTTGCGAAGGAATGTACCGTTGCTACTGGTGACGATGAAGCCAGTTATGCTATATCAGGTTTAGCAAATGATGTAGTTCGTAGTGCGATTACCCATGTTCGATATACTGGCTCAAATAAGTTTTGTAACTTGATGGAAGCCAAAGATATTAAACGCACAGAGAACACGCTTTCTGCTGGTACTAATAACGCTCCTCGGGCGTATCTGTTTAAAAATAGAATATATGTCCAATGTGACGATGAAACTCCGGAAATCGATATTTGGTATCTGAAAAAGCCGTCGGACCTGGTTTACACCTATACTACGCCAGCGTCAGTAAACGATAATAGCGATACTTATTCTGAGCAAGTAACATTCATCCAGTCTGACTTGACCAGTTCTACTGATGATTATTATAACGGCGCTGTTGTTTACAATTCAACGAAGGAATATTATGCTGTCGTTCGTGATTATGTCGGCGCAACCAAAACACTTTATTTGATTTATTCGCTCGGAGAAACTACTTGGGCAGCCTCAGATGAGTGGTATTTTGTTACGAGTCCTGGTAATGTCGAAAAACTCGGTGACTTTGAGTGTGAATTAAACGAAGCATTACATGAATTAGTTGTCGATCTCGCTGAATCACAGTGCTGGTTAATGGACAATAAGCGAGACAGATCAAAACCGGCCTTAGATAAGGCTATGGCTGAGATCCAAATACTTAATGCCCGATACGACGTCGAAAAGCCGAAGGGTGTTGGGACAAGAGGGCGTGATTAATGAACTGGACTCAGTTAGTTGATCGTGTAATAATTTCTTTTAATCCAGAGGAAACACTAAGCCCGACAGCTAAACAGTATTTAATCGACGCACAGGAAGATTTTGTATTAGAAACGAAGTGCCTGGACCGGTGGAAATGGTTTTATGTACCAGCTGAGCAGGGTTATATCGATCTTCCGGATGATTTTGTCCAATTACTGAGATTAGAACATGATGGCCAGCGCTTAGATGAAATAACCCTTCATCAACCTTATTCAATTCATCAATCCGATGAAACCAAGCGCCCGGGCCTACCGGAAGGATTCTATCCCCAGGGCAACCGGGTATATTTCTATCCCTGCTATTCAACTGCTGAATGGGTGGCTTTGTGGTATGTCTATAAACCCAATGTTTTAACCGATTCGGATACTGACTATCGCAAACTTGCCTACGATGCGCTGACCGCTCATTTTGTAAAGGGTGAGACTGTCACCGATGGGACAACGGCAACTACCGGAGTTGTTGAATTTGACGATAACAATATCAAAACAGGAATACTCACGCTATCAAGCGTTACTGGTGGTTCTGGCGTTTTCGGTGATGATTCAGTTCTAACCGGATCTGAGAACGGTGTTGCGGTTGCTAATGGTGCTGACGCTGCTTTTGCTACCGCTGGCGATAATCCGGATATTCCTGATCCATACAGAAAGTATTTAGTTGACTACGCTAGATCTCAATTATACGAAGATCGGGATGATATCCGGAAAGCTGATCGGGCTATGGCTAGATATATGGTGAATTCTGATCGGATAGCAGATCACTTCCAAAACCGTATTAAAACCGGCACAACTCATATAATCGATCACTATGGGTAGATTAATAACAATTCCCAATTTTGACCAGGGTATCAACAGCCAGGATGATCCCGAAGATACCGGGAAATTGCTGATTTGCCAGAATTTTGAAACCGATCAAAGAGGGCAGATTTATAAACGCAACGCCAAACATTATATTACCTATTTTGCCGACAAAGCAGTAGACGCAATAATTAAGTGGGTACAGGAGAATCTTAATAACGGCGCTGAATGGATTATATTTTTCCGTAATAGCGATACAAACAAGGATGAGATTGCTCGTTACAGAGATACTTTCGGAACGTCGGTAGCAATAACTGATTTTGGTGTTGCCAGCAAGGACGGTGACACCTGTCAGATAATTCCATTCACAAATGTTGTCAGATTTGCCAACGGTCGCACTAGAAACCCTGGAATATTTCAATATATAGACCGGGAATTCTTTTTTGGTGGGTGGCAACCGTCAGCAGCATTTGTCTACGATACTG